GATGACCCTGCTCAGCATAAACAATCCCATGTAATTTACCTTACTGATGCAGGTAGTTGGACAGGTAATTTTGTAGCGTTGCCTAATAATAGAGTGCGAGCTACGAGTCCTGCTCTTTGGCGTACAGGTGAAGGTGCTCCTGATTTTGCCCCGTCACAATGGGTGCATTCTGCAGAAGGGCATGATTCTTATTTAGACCCTATTACTACGTTCAATAATTTATATTCAGAAGGTAAAAAGAAAGGGAAGAAAAAATGACACCTATAAAAGATATGGATGGTGATGGTACTATCGATGCAGATGATATTGTTCTGCAAGAGGCAAGCGATGCTCATGATAAACAAGAAACTCAGAGGTATATGGCTATTTGTGCTTTTGCGTTGATGGTTTGTATGACTATTGTTTTGTGTACGCCTATAATTGGTGATGAGCGAGTCACTGCACTTAGCGGTTTAATTAGTTCTATGTACTTTGCACTCGCTAGTCTTTGTGGGGCGTACATGGGGTTTAGTACATGGGCGAATAAAAAATGATAAATTTGTTAGGCTCTTTAGTCCAACCCGTTACAGGACTGCTTGATAAATTTATAGAAGACAAAGATCAAAAGAACCAACTAGCGCATGAAATATCTACAATGGCAGAACGCCATGCCCAAGAGCTTGCCAAAGGTCAGTTAGAAGTAAACAAGGCCGAAGCACAAAGCAGGAATGTTTTTATAGCAGGATGGCGTCCTTTTATTGGTTGGACGTGCGGTGTCGCAATGGCTTACAACTATGTTGTTCACCCAATAATGGTTTTTACATTAGCACAATTAGATTATCTTGTTGCTATCCCTGCCTTAGATCTAAGTGAAATGATGCCTGTATTGATGGGTATGTTAGGGCTAGGAGGGTTGAGAAGTTTTGAGAAATTCAAGGGGATATCTAAATGACGTTTATGTTATCAACAAGAAGCAATGAAAGATTAGAGGGTGTAAACAGCACTTTAGTCAAAGTTGTTAAAAAAGCTATTACAGTAACTACGATTGATTTTGGGGTTATCTGTGGTAAGCGAACCATAGAAGAGCAAGAGTCTTTATTTGCTAAAGGTGCAACGAAAACTATGAAATCTAAACATTTAGATGGTAGAGCAGTAGACCTTATGGCTTATGTTGATGGGCGTGGCTCTTGGGAATTAAATGTTTATGACGAAGTAGCTGATGCTATGGCAGAGGCTTGTCGTGAACTTAACGTCGTCGTCCGTTGGGGCGGTGCATGGACTACAGCAAACATTGCTGCATGGGAAGGTACAATGGAAGAAGCTATGATGAATTATATAGATATTCGTAGGGGAGAAGGTAAAAGACCATTTATAGATGGTCCTCATTTTGAGTTAATGTAATGTCGGACCTTTACATATACGACAAAATGTTGAAGAATGTCCGTGAACGGCAAGATATGCTAAAAGAGGCTCTTTGTTTTGGGCCTGTATTAGATTTTACCGCATTCAAGGAACTCCGAGCGAGGCTTGGGGAACTTGCTATAACTGAACAGGATCTTAAAGACCTGCTAGAAAAGGTAACTGATGATGACTAAGACACTACTTGTTCCCGATCATTATGTGGACAAAAAGCCAAAAGCCCCCCCAAAAGAAAAGAAAAAAGTTGGAGCCTTAGAACAAGCGTATGTTCGCGCGGAAGACCGTTTTTTAGACCCTTCAAAAATATCTGGTAGCGCATTAGGAAGATTGCCTCAACCTACAGGATGGCGAGTATTGTTACTCCCCTACCAAGGTAAAAAGCAAACTGATGGAGGCATTATCGTACCAACAGAAGTTAGAGAAAGAGAAGCATTAGGTACTGTTTGTGGATATGTACTTAAAGTTGGCCCTTTAGCTTATTTAGATACAGATAAGTTTGGTGAAAACTCAGAGCCTTGGTGCAAAGAAGGTGATTGGGTTATTTTTGGAAGGTATGCAGGAAGTCGGTTTAAAATAGAAGGTGGTGAAGTTCGTCTTCTTAACGATGATGAAATCATTGCTCGTATAACTGACCCCGACGACATACTGCATTTTTAGGACGGAGTAGAAAATGGCTGAAGCACAACAAGAAATAGAGTTTGAAGAATCTGAAAACGAAGAAAACATTGAAGTAGATCTTTCAGAAAAACAAGAGCAACCTGAAGTTGAAGTTGTTGATAACGCACCGGAAGAAAAAGATACCGCTGAATTAGAGCAATACAGTGAGGGGGTACAGAAACGTATAAGCAAGTTGACGGCAAAAATGCGAGAAGCAGAACGCCGTGAAAAAGCAGCTTTGACTTTTGCTCAGGCAACGAAACAAGAACTTGATGATGTGCGTAGGAAAACAAGTACATTAGATAATTCTTATGTAGCAGAGTTTGAAAACAGAGTAACGGCTGAAAAAGAACTTTGGAAAAGTACCCTGAAAGAAGCTATAGATCGTGGAGATATTGATGCACAGGTTGAAGCGCAAGGTAAACTTGGCGAGCTTGGTGTACACACTGAACGATTAGCTCAAGTAAAAACACAAAGAGAGCGACAGGCACAACAGCCACAACAGCCACAACAACTTACTCCATACCAACAACAACAGTTAGCAAAAACGCCTCCCCCACCAGACCCTAAAGCCTCTGATTGGGCATCTAAAAACGAATGGTTTGGTACGGATGAGCCTATGACATTAACAGCATTTAGTATTCATAAAACGTTGGTTGATACTGAAGGGTATGACCCACAGAGCGATGAGTATTATAATGAAGTTGATAGAAGAATGCGAACAGAGTTCCCACATAAGTTTGGAAACGCCCCTGCTCGTAACCGTAATTCTGGTCCTGCGGTTGCTAGTGCAAACCGTGGTTCGACCAGATCAAAGCAACAAAAAATCAAACTTACAAAATCTGAGGTTGCTATTGCTGACAAACTCGGTGTAAGTTATGAACAATATGCGAGGCAAAAGCAACGCCTCCAAACATCGTGAGGATAACTATGTCTGAAAGAAGCCCACGCTCTTCCCAATCAAGGGAAAAAGAAAGCCGAATTAAACCTTGGCGACCCCCGTCTCAATTAGACGCACCACCACCCCCAGAAGGCTATCATCATCGTTGGATCCGTGAAACTGTTATGGGTTACGACGATAGAAAAAACCTTTCTGCCCGCCTTCGCGAAGGCTTTGAACTTGTTCGCGCTGATGAGTATCCAGATTTTGAAGCCCCTACAGTACAAGATGGCAAACATGCCGGAGTAATAGGGGTTGGCGGTCTGATACTTGCAAGGTTTCCTGTTGAAACAAATAAACAACGGAACGATTATTTCAAAAACAAAACAGATGATCAAATGAAAGCCGTTGATAATGATTTGTTGAGGGAACAACATCCATCAATGCCTATTAGTAAACCTGATAGGCAGTCTCGTGTAACCTTTGGTGGATCCGATAATGGATCCGATTCTTAATCTTTTATAGGAGAAAAACTCATGGCGAACATTGATTCCCCATTTGGTCTTCGTCCACATAACAAGATAGGGTCTACACCGAACGGCAATGGATTGACGCCTTATAAAGTACAAATTCCTGGAGTAGCAGGTTCATCAAGCGCAATATATCAAGGCGATATGGTGATCCCTCTTACAAACGGTCTTGTAGATGTAAGTGCGGCAGACGGTGGTTCGGTAGCGATTCTTGGTGTTATGGGCGGTTGTCAGTATACTGCCTTGGACGGAACGCCTACTTTTAATAACTACTATCCTGGAACAGCATCTCTTAAATCAGGCACAGAAGCGACTGTGTTTATTTATGATGATCCTATGCAAGTGTTTGAAATATCGTGTGATGCAACGCTAACTAATTTAGCAACTGCAACAGCACTTATTCATTCTAATGCTGAGGGTGCAGGTTTCGGTTCTACAACAGGAAGTGCTAATATTTCTATTGGCGAGCTTTCTGTAGCTACAGCAGGAGCTACTACTGCAACAGATAACTTCAGAATCGTCGGGTTTAAAGACGTAGAAGGTATTGATTATGCGGCAGCAGGTGTGATTGCTTTAGTTAAGTTGAACCTTCCCTTCCATGTAGCTACAACCGGAATCTAAGGAGGATATGATATGGCTATAGCAAGATCTCAACTCCTTAAAGAGCTTGAACCCGGACTTCATGCGCTTTTTGGATTGGAATACGATCGGTATGACAATGAACATGCTGAAATTTTTGAAACGGAATCTTCAGACAGAGCGTTTGAAGAAGAGGTAATGTTATCAGGGTTTGGTAGCGCACCAGTGAAAGGCGAAGGGCAAGCAGTTTCTTTTGATACTGCCAACGAAGCCTACACTGCTCGTTACACCCATGAAACAATTTCCCTTGCGTTTGCGATAACTGAAGAAGCTGTAGAGGATAACCTCTATGACCGACTTAGCTCTCGTTACACAAAGGCATTAGCTCGTTCCATGGCAAACACGAAGCAAGTTAAAGCAGCCGCTGTTCTAAACAATGCGTTTGACAGTGGTACTACTTATGGTGATGGAAAAGAGCTTTGTGCTACAGATCATCCAACTGTAGGTGGTGGCAACTTTGCTAACGAGTTGGCAACAGCAGCTGACCTTAACGAAACATCACTAGAGCAGTCTCTTATAGACATTTCTGCTTTTATTGATGAGCGTGGGTTGAAAATTGCTCTGCAAGGCCGTAAGATGATTATTCCACCTGCACTTCAGTTCGTAGCTGAAAGGTTGATGGCTTCTAATCTCCGTACGGGAACAGCAGACAATGATATTAACGCTGTTCGTAATATGGGAATGCTCCCAGAAGGTTATGTGGTAAACCACTTCCTAACCGATACGGATGCGTTTTTCATTAAAACAGATGCTCCTAACGGCTTTAAACATTTTGAGCGTAGCGCAATCAAAACTTCTATGGAAGGTGATTTTGATACAGGTAATGCTCGTTATAAAGCTCGTGAAAGATACAGCTTTGGGGTTTCAGACCCTAGGTGTGTGTTTGGTTCTCCAGGAGCCGCTTAATATTAAGGGGGGATTATTCCCCCCTTTTTTATTTAAATATCAACCCCCTTGTGCAAGGGGGTTTTTTTGTGTACGTTAATTTATCCCTGACAGTTACATCGTGTAACTGACACTAGCCAAGACAGGAGAAATACATATGGCTAATACTACTTTCTCAGGACCAGTGCGTTCTGAAAACGGCTTTTCAGATATAACCAAAAATACAACAACAGGTGCTGTTACAAGCACTATGACTCTACAAACATATGAAGCAACAATTACCGTTGCAAATGGAGCGACAACAGGTAAGGAAGCTGCTATTGGTATTCCTTCTAACTTTATACCGATGGGCGTTACTGTAGCAGTGACTACTGCAGCAACAAATGCTGTTAATTTAGTTGATGTTGGTACAGATGCTGATACAGACGGCTATGTAGATGGTATTTCTGCCGCCGTTAATTCTGTTGGGTTCAAAGGATTTTTTGGATGTAACGGTGTTCTTGGCATGTCTGGTTATACTACTGCCGCCAGTGGTGCTACAGCAGATGAAGTTGAGTTAGTTGTTTCAGGTGATCCTGGAAGTGACACAGTGCTCGTTCTGAAATTTTTCGGGATTTCTAGCTCGTCTGACGCATCATAAGGAGAGCTCTTCATGGCAAACTCAGATGTACAAGCTAAACGCCTGACAGGAACAGGAGCGGCCTCTACAGGTCGCGCTAGGCTACGTCAGGTGCAGGTTTTAGTAGCAGCAGGAGCAGGTCGTTTAACTTTTTCTGATGGCAGCGGTGGTTCAACTCTTTTAGATTTAGATTTTACAGCAAGCCAAACACATTCTGTAAATATTCCAGATGAAGGAGTGCTGTTTACCTCAGATGTCCATGTTGCTACAGCCACAAACATTACTGCTTTGACTATATTTTATGCGTAAGGAACCCTATGGCTACTACGAAAGATGTCAAAAGAAGCCCGTCTGGTAGAATTACTTACCGTGGAATGTCTTTTTCAGGTTTTAACAAACCGAAAAGAACTCCAGATGGGCCAAAAAAATCAGCTGTTTTAGCTAAAAAAGGTTCAAACATAAAGCTAGTGCGGTTTGGAGACCCTAATATGTCTATTAAAAAAGACCAACCTGCTAGAAGAAAATCATTCAGAGCAAGGCATAATTGCGCTACTGCAAAAGATAAATTCAGTGCGCGATATTGGTCGTGTAAGGCATGGTAGCTATGGATGCAAAAGAAGTATTGAAGTTGCTAGAAAAGCATGAAGCAGAATGCGACAGAAGATACTCTCATATAGAAAAAGTGTTGGATAAATTAGACGTAAGAATGTGGGGCATTGTTGTTTTAATTATCGGTGCGGCTGCTTTAGATAAATTAATTTAATGACTATATCGAGGAATCAAATGGCACAACAAATTAAAAAATCTGGACGCAAAAAACCTCCTGGACTTTATGCTAATATCAATGCAAAAAGAAAAAGGATAGCTGCAGGAAGCGGTGAAAAAATGCGTAAAAAAGGAGCTCCAGGAGCTCCTGCAAAAAATGCGTTTGCAAAAATTAGACAATCAGAAAACCGCAAAAAAAGGAGAGCATAATGGCCCCCCCAAAACCAAAGTCTGCTAAAGAGGCACGGAGAAATAAAAAATTTGAAGAAATGGGCAAAGACAAAAAAACTTTAGAAGAGTTAGAAAAACAGTCTAAACGAAACGGGCCTGTTAAAAAAGATAAAAAGGAGGAACCAATGAAAAAACGATATGGCGGTAGCGTTAAAAAAATGGCTCGCGGCGGTAAAGTTAAGAAAATGGCCCGAGGTGGTAAGGTTAAGAAAATGGCTCGTGGCGGTATAGTCAAAGGGCCTTACAGTTAAGGTGTAATTTATGGCAGTTTCTGGTTCTAGTGATTTTGAGCTTGATGTAGCTGAGTACGTCGAGGAAGCATTTGAAAGATGCGGCCTCGAAGTGCGTACAGGATACGACCTCACGAGTGCGCGTAGGTCTTTAAATTTATTGTTTGCTGATTGGGCTAATAGAGGTTTAAACAGGTGGACAATAGAGCAAGCTACTTTGCCTCTTGCATCAGGAATTGCTATTTACCCTGCCGGAACACTTACTATGACAGTTGCGGCTAGTGGTTCTTTTTCAGTAGCAGAAACAATAACAGGGGGTACTAGCGGAGCTACAGCAAGTATTACAAGTATCCGCTCTACTACTGCTGTAGATATTACAATACCCGAAGGAACTTTTGTAGCAACGGAAACGATAACAGGTGCAACAAGTGGGGCAACCACCACCGTTTCCGCTGCTATTTCTTTAACACCAATACAGTCAACTATTGATGTATTGTCTGCTGTTATTAGAACAGGAACAGGTTCAGGGCAAACAGATGTTGCTATAAGTAGAATTAGTAGAGATGCTTACATCAATATTGCTACTAAAAATAGCTCTTCTAGACCTACGCAATTTTATGTAGATAGGTTAATTACGCCTTCTATAAAATTGTGGCCTACTCCAGACAATAATACTTACACATTAGTATATGATAAATTAACTAGAATAGATGATGTAGATAATCCACAAAATACGGTAGATGTACCTTTTAGGTTTTACCCATGTTTGTCTGCAGGATTAGCTTATTATATTTCTCTTAAACGCGCTCCACAACGAACTCAAATTTTAAAAGCAGTATATGAAGAAGAGTTTGAAAGAGCGGCAGCTGAAGATAGAGATAGAGCAAGTTTAAGTTTAACCCCTAGTCGCGACTACTATACGTTTATACGATGAAGTATGTATCTGGAAAATACGCAAAAGCAATTTGTGACCGTTGTGGGTTTGAGTACCCATACACTTCTTTGCAAAAAGAGTGGAACAATTTGAAAGTATGCCCTGAGTGTTTTGAAACTAAACACCCACAATTAGAACCACCCCCACCCCCTTTTGAACCAGAGGCATTGTATGACCCTAGACCAGATAGGGCTGAAGGGTTAGATGTATTTGTTGGACAGGAAATATTCCCACCTTTGAAAACTGCTTCCACACATGCAATTACTTCTGTTGGTAAAGTGGAGGTTGTTATTTCATGAGTTTTACATATACAACATTAAAAGAAACACTACAGAACTATACTCAAAACACAGAAACAACATTTCTTAACTCTATGGATATGTTTATTCGTTTAGCAGAGGAACGAATATTAAAATCGACACAGTTAAATGTTTTTCAAAAAAATGTAACAGGAACTTTGTCTACAGGTAATGCGTACCTAGCTGTTCCTAGCGATTTTTTATCTCCGCATTCTTTGAGTATTACAAATAGTAGCTCTTATGAATATTTACAATTTAAAGAGTTAGAGTTTGTTCAGTCTTATAATCCTAATGCGGCAACAACAGGTGTACCTAAATATTACGGACAATTTGATGTAAATTATTTTGTGTTAGCCCCTACACCGAATGCTACTTTTACTGCTAACTTGAGTTATTTTTACCGTCCCTCTAGTTTAACTTCAAGCCAATACCTTCTTAGCATGAACAATGTTTCTGGTACGTTTGTAGTAGGTGAAACAATAACAGGAGGCACGAGTGGGCAAAGCTCTACAATAGGTGTTGTAGAAACAAGCACAAGCCTCACTGTTGGCATACCGAGCCAGAACTATACCGTTGGTGAAACGATAACAGGAGGTACGAGTGGGGCTACTGGTGTAATAACCTCTCTAGGATCAGATACTACTAATAGTTGGTTGAGTGAAAATGCTGAAGTTGCTTTATTGTATGCTTCCCTTTCTGAGTGTTATCTTTTTATGAAAGGCGAACAAGATATAATGACTATGTATAACCAAAGATATGGAGAAGCGATTAACCGTTTGAAAAATTTAGGTGAGGCATTAGAAGTTACTGATGATTATTCTGCGGGATATATAAAGAAAGATAGGACATAATGTTTACAGATAGTTTAAAATTACCTGACGATTTTTCAGTAGAAGTACACACTACTAATAAAAGAGGTTCTACCCCAGAAGAAATAGCTTCTATGTGTGTAAAAAAATTAGTTTTTGTTTCTGACAATGCAGAACCTGCGATAAGAGACCAAGCTCGTGCATTTAGCTCTCATATTGAGAAAGTGATTGCTTCTCATATGAAACAGGCGGTACAAAGTGATAGAACAACTGTTTTTAACGCTTTGGTAGACGCAGGACACCCAGAACTAGCTGAACTTATAAGGAGACTTTAATATGGCGTTTAGTGGGAATTTTATGTGTACCTCTTTTAAAAAAGAGTTACTTTTCGGTGTACATGATTTTGATACTTCTGCTTCAGGAGATACATTTAAACTTGCATTGTATACTAATAGTGCTTCATTTACAGCAGCTACGACGGCATACACTACAAGTAATGAAATATCTGGAACAAATTATAGTGCAGGAGGAGGAACCCTTAATTCAATAGATCCTACTACTTCTGGAACAACAGCGTTAGTTGATTTTGATAACTTAGTTTTTTCAAACGTCACTGTTTCTGCAGTTAGAGGTGCATTGATTTATAATACTAGTCCTGATACCACTTCTATTTCTGTTAGTAACCCTACCGTATTAGTTTTAGATTTCAGTGCAGATAAAGCGGCAAGTTCTGGTGATTTTACAATCGTTTTTCCTGCCGCAGATGCTTCAAATGCGATTATTCGGATTGCTTAAATGGCCGATGCAGTTGTTCCATATCTAGGTTGGGGAAGCCTTAGTCAGGCTTGGAACACTGGAACGTGGAATACTGATACAAATTCAATCATACCTGTTGCAACAGGAGCTTTGTCTGCTCCTAGCATAACAGGAGATGCAAATTTTACGATAACTACTACTGATATCGTAGGGACAGGATCAGTAGGAACAGCTTCTTTAACAGCCACGGCTACGATTACCGCTACAGGGGTTGCAGGTACAGGAGGATTATCTGCAGTTACTATAACAGGAGATGCAAATTTTACGATAACTACTACTGATATCGTTGGCACTGGAGCAGTTAACGGTGTTACCGTAACAGGAGACGGAAATGTTCCTATTGATGTTACTGGAGCCGCTGCTGTTGGTATTGTGGGAATAGGGTTTGTTTGGGGGTTAAATGTACCTGACCAAGATCCTAATTGGAAAGAAATTGCAGCATAAGGAGTTAATATGAGCACATATGTAAACAATTTAAGATTAGAAGAAATAGGATCAGGAGAGCGTTCTGGAACGTGGGGAACAGCAACAAATACTAATTTAGAATTAATAGGCGAGGCCTTTGGTTATGGCACAGAAGCGTTAAGTAATGCTTCTACAGCTACTATTACAATGGCAGATGCAACTTCTGATGGTGTTAGGGCTTTTTATCTCAAACTTACAGGAGCGTTGGGACAAAACTGTACCGTTACTTTAGCTCCTGATACTGTTTCTAAAATATGGATTATAGAAAACGCTACTACAGATTCTGGTTCTAGTGGTCCTTACTCTACTATAATTAAACAAGGAAGTGGCGGTGGTGCTTCAATTACGATTCCTAACAGTAAGGTCAAAGTTATTGTAACGGATGGCGGTGGTTCTGGTGCTATCGTTTATGATGCTTTTACTGATTTAAGCGTTGCAGGAACGTTAGATGTTGCAGGAGCTATTACAGGTGCAAGTACAATTACTGGAACAACTATTACTGCTTCTACCGCTCTTGTGCCTGATGCTTCTGGTGGAGCTGATATAGGAACTGCTTCTTTAGAATGGGGTGATGTTTACATAGCTGATGATAAGCAGATCAAATTTGGTAGCGGTCAAGATGTTACTATGGAGTATGATGAAGATGGAACAGATACGTTACTTATAACAGGAGCAACAACTATAAGTGGAAATGCTACTATAGCAGATGGATCAAATAATTTTACTATTGCTTCCCATGATGGTACTAATGGATTAGTATTAGGTTCAACTCTAGTTTCTGTTTCAGCAACAGAAATAAACTCGGTAACCACTAAGGCAAGTACTGGAAAAGCGATCGCAATGGCAATGGTTTTCGGGTAAAGGAGATAAAATATGGCAAACCCAAATATTGTATCAGTATCATCTATTTTAGCAGAAACATTTTTAGATGCAGATGTAGCAGCCTCAGCAGTTACTCTCGTTACTTGTGCTTCAGACAAAGTAGTTAAAGTAAACTCTTTAGTTATTGCAAATATTGATGGAACTAATGCCGCGAGTATTTCTGTTTGGATCACTAGAAGCAGTGCTGATCATTATTTGTTGAAAACAGTTTCTGTTCCGGCTGATGCAACATTGGTTGCGTTAGATAAAAATATGGGTCTTTATCTCATGGAAAACGATGTGTTAAAAATTCAAGCAAGCACCGCAGGTGATTTAAGTGCCGTATGTTCATACGAAATAATAGACGATGCGTAAGGGTCATAGGCAATGGCTAATAAAGGCGGTTTAATTGGCAATGATAACCTATTTGTACCTGATGCTCCAACTATAGGCGATGCGTCTACTGGTAATACTCAAGTATCAGTTGCATTTACTGCTCCTTCTGATGTTGGTAATGATGATATTACCAGTTTTGCGGCTAGAGTAACAGATGGAACAAATGTATTTAATGGTACTGCATCATCTTCTCCTATAACCGTAACTGGTTTATCTAACGGCACAAGCTATACAGCACAGGTATGGGCAATTAATGATTATGGTAATGGCCCACTGTCTGCTGCTACTTCTAGTTTTAGTCCTGTAGCACCAAGAGGATTATTTTTTGGAGGTCAGGGGCCAAGTTCAGACACAGATGTAAATGTTATTGATTTTATTACAATAACTAGCACAGGTAATGCTCAAGATTTTGGTGATACTGGACAAACAGCTGCTTTTTCATATGCTGTTGGTAATGCTACTAGATCTGTTGTTGCAACAGGAAAATATAATGGTAGCACATCAAACGTAATAGAATTTGTTACTCCAACATCAGCAGGTAATGCTTCTGACTTTGGTGATACTACTGTTGCTAGAGTGAAAGCGGCAGGAGCATCTAACTCAACAAGAGGTCTTTTTATGGCAGGAAATTCTAGTAACGTAATTGACTATATTACGATAGCATCCACTGGCAATGCTATCGATTTTGGTGATACTACAAGAAATGCAGGTGGTGCGGGTAGTGGTGCAAGTCCTACAAGAGCTATTCTAGCAGGAGGAGCGCCTTCTAGTAATGTTATTGAATATGTTACCATTGCTTCTACAGGAAATGCACAAGATTTTGGAGATTTGGCTCAAGCTGCAGAAAGCATGGTTGGTTGTTCCTCTGATACAAGAGCTTTAGTTGGAATGGTTAATGGAAAAATAGAATCTATAACTATTGCCTCATTAGGCAATGCTGTAAATTTTGGTGAAACTCAATATGAAAATGTTTTAACATCACCATTTGCTTGTTCTTCAAATACTCGTGCAGTTTTTGCTGGAGGGAAAAGATCTAGTTATTTTAATAATATTGAATATTTTACCATAGCAAGTGCTAGTAATGGAACAGACTTTGGTGATCTTACTGTAGCTAGAAATAGAGGGGCTGCTATTGGAACGGCACATGGAGGATTAGCATAATGGCTCCTTCATATTCAGGTGTTTGGAAATTAAATACTCAATATCAATACAGAAGTGATTGGCCTATAGACCCTGTTCTTGGCCCTAGAGGGTTTTTTGCAGGTGGATCAGCTGCTTCAGGTAGTACTAATATTGTAGATTTTGTTTTAATGGCAACTAGTTCTTCAAATGGAACAGATTTTGGTGATTTAACAGCAACAAGAATTAAAGCAGGAGGTTTTTCCAACCATACAAGAGGTCTTATAGGAGGAGGAGATGGTTCAGGAAATACTATTGATTTTATAGGTTTGACCACTGCGGGTAATGCTTCTGATTTTGGTGATTTTGCTAACTATTCTAGCTTTAGAGAAAGTTCTGCTGGATTTGCAAGTGCAACTAGGGGGGTATTTACAGGAGGTCTTGACAATACAGGTGGGGGAGGCGCGTCTCAAAACTACATGGATTTTGTTACTATAGCTTCTGCTGCAAATGCTACCGATTTTGGAAACTTAACTACTGCTGTTTCACAAGCAGCAGGATTTGCCAGTACAACAAGAGGAATAACGTCAGGGGGATATGAAACCTCTTCTTCCTCAAATGTTATGCAATTTGTTACGATAGCGTCAGCAGGAAATGCCTCAGATTTTGGAGACCTTACTGTTGCTAGGTTTGGCCTTGGTGGTTGTGCTAGTGCGACTAGAGGTTTAAGTGCGGGGGGAACCGGAGGAACAGATACAATTGACTTTGTGACTATCGCTAGTGCAGGAAATGCCTCAGATTTCGGAGACCTTTCAAAAGCATCTAGTAGTAATTCAGCCTGTGCCGATTCTACTAAAGCAGTAATAGCTACAGGTACAAATGCTTCTACCAATGCTCTAGATTCTAGAATTATTGCTTCTACAGGTAATGCTACCGATTTTGGAGACCTTACTGTAGCTAGAATATTTACCGTTGCTTTTTGCAATGGCGTACCTTCGGGAGCATCATAATGGTTCAACGATACCTTGGTGGGATAATAACAGCTTCTCCAACAGAGCCATCTAGTAACATTGAAAATTCCGCTGCTTCTGGTGTGTGGACATTAGATGAACAGTTAAGTTTTTCCAAAGCGGAAGATTGGCCTACTGCTGGAAGATTTGCTCCTATGGCTTTATTTTTTGGAGGAGAAGCTAATTCAGGCATGGTTAATACTATAGATAAAATTAATATTTCAAGTGATGGTAATGCCTCAGACTTTGGAGATCTGCTTGCAGCAGGACAAAATATATCAGGTTGTTGTAATGGAAGTAGAGCTATTATGATGGCAGGTAAATCTTCATCATCAAATCAGACAAATGTAATACAGTATGTAGAGCTTCCTTCTAATGGAAACACTCAAGATTTTGGTGATCTTAATCAGAGTACACAAGAAGGATCTGGACAACTTCAAAATTCAACTAGATCACTTCATGCAGGGGGTCAAACTGCTAGTGGTTTTACTAATGTTATTGATAAATTTAATATGGCATCCACAGGTAACGCCACAGACTTTGGTGACGATACGCTTACGAGATTTAAACATGATTCAGCTTCTAACTCTACAAAAGGTTTAATTGCAGGAGGAGCTAATACTAGTGGAACAGCACAAAATGTTATTTCTTCTGTTGTAATTGCTAGTGATGGAAACGCACAGGATTTTGGAGATTTAGTTGCAACAGTAGAAACTAACGGTGCGTTAGCAAATGCTACGAGATTTCTTTCATTTGGAGGCAGTGCATCAAACGATACTATATGTTTTGTGACCATATCTTCGGCTGGTAACGCTAGTGATTTTGGAGATATGACAACAGGAAAAGGTCAAGTTTGTGGAACAGCAGGAGCTACTAGAGGTATTATCGCAAGTGGTTACAAAAGCCCACCCGGAAATTTAGACGTAATAGAAAAATTAAATATTGCGTCAACTGGTAATTCTACTGATTTTGGAGACTTGTCTGTGGCAAGAACCAGAGCAGGAGCATTGTCTAGTGATAACGGTGGGCTACAAGCATAAGGAAAAGCATATGTCAGACACAAATTTAATAGTACATGAGTTAAAGGTCACTTTACCTGCTAATGTAAAACCTGAATATAAAACAATGTTAGATAATATACAGGAAAAGATGCCCGCAGTATCTCAAGCTACTTCTAACTTTCATAAATCCCATTCACAATTTATGGGTGTTACATTAGATGTTACTGCTATTACACCTATCAGATCTGTAAAACATACATTAGCTGAAATAGATAGAACTAGAGGTGCATTGCAAGAAGCGTATATAAGTATGCGGAAAAAAGAAAATGAGTTAAAAAAGAAAACCCGTGAATTAAAATCGTGTAAAGATGATCTAGATCGTGAACTATTAGATATAGAAATATTAGAAGTGCAAGGTCATTTAGAAAACACAAAAAACAGTGTGCAAGGTGCGATTAGAAAAATGTCTTTTTTCACTAACCAATATGAAAACCTTATGAAACATATTGGTAAAGAAGAGCTAACTGAAGAAGATTACGAGTTAGAAGAAACACGTTATCACATTATGACTTGTATGAAACAAGCACTAAATAGTGCAAGACCCCGTAATGGTGTTATTGACGAAGGTAATATGATTTATCTATTTGACTTAGGCATCAATGCTGCTCAAGCACAAGCAGAAGTTTTTGGTTACTTGAAATGGGAAAACAAAATTATAAGTGAAGGTAAAGCTCCAACCCATGCTCACACTATGCAATGGTTAGAGGCTTGTGCAGATAAATGGGCGAGTTGTCCTACTGAATTTGCAAATAGTCGCGGTTTTGATATATATGATCCAACTTCGGTAACTAATGTACCACAATTAGAAGCAGCAGAATGAGAACAAGACTACAAACAAAAGAACTAAAATATGGTGTAAGTAGACCGCAAGGGTGGTGGGATGAACACCCTGAAGCAGAAACGACTTACCAAGAAATTAAACAATCTATTTCTGAAGAAGGAATTAAAAACCCATTGCAAGTTAGAAAAGATGTTAAATTAGGTTTTGTTGTTGAAGTAGGTAACCAAAGACTTAGAGCAGCTAATGAATTGGGTATAAGTGAAATTGATTGTATTTTGATAGGAGGTTAATATGGCATATAAAGTGTGCAAATATCGGTTAAATGCAGATGGAACTATTCCAGATTTTTTGCATTTTGGGCATGATCCAATGGGTATGCACGGAGTTTATGTAGTAGTAGATAGTAGCACTGCATCTCCTAGAGATAATGTTATGGTAGGCATTGTTAAAGATGGTGGTACTGGTGATTTTGAAGAAATCGCTAGTAAATCAGATTTACAAACATATTTGACTTCTGTTTCTGGTGATTGGACAGACCCAGATCCAACAGAAGAAAACCCTGATAATACTAAACCATTTGATAATGCCGCACATGCTACAATAGTATGGGATGCACTAGACGCTTGTAATGCTACTCTATAAGGCGAACAAATATGCCATTGACCAAGCTAACTTTTCGTCCTGGAATCAATAAAGAAACAACTTCTTACAGTAATGAAGGTGGTTGGTTTGACGCAGATAAAGTGCGTTTTAGAGCAGGATATCCTGAAAAAATAGGTGGTTGGTTAAAAAGAAGCACAGATGCTTTTTTAGGTTCGGGAAGAGCATTACATAATTGGGTAGCGTTAGATAATTCTAGGTTTATAGGGATAGGTACTCATTTAAAATATTATGTTTTACTAGGTGGTAGTTTTTTTGATTTAACACCTATTCGCTCTACTGTTACAGGAGAGGCTACTTTTGCAGCTACTGATGGTTCGTCTGTAATAACTGTTACAGACACTAATCATGGAGCTGTTTTAAATGATTTTGTTACGTTTACCTCTGCGGCTTCTTTGGGGGGAAATATTACGGCAGCGGTGTTGAATCAAGAATACCAAATAACCTCTGTTCCTTCTGTTTCTACTTACACAATACAAGCTAGAACAGCAGGAACTTCTATACAATCTATTACAACAACAAGTGGTTTAAACCCTAGTCTTGTTACTGCTAATAGCAGTGATTCAGGTAATGGTGGGGGGTCTACTGTCGCCGCATATCAATTAAACATTGGTTTAGATGTAGCTGTTCCAGGAACAGGATGGAATGCAGGGGCGTATGGAAGAGGTACATGGAACTCAGATGCAGATACTGCGATAAGTGTTAATAACCTGCGAATATGGACACATGATAATTTTGGGGAAGACCTGTTAATAAATATAAGAGATGGGCAAATTGCTTATTGGGATAAATCAGGAGGAACAAACAATAGAGCAGTTTTATTGAATAGTTTATCTGGTTCTACTTCAGCTCCTACTATTGCTAAACAGGTTTTAGTTTCAGATGTAGATAGACATGTTATTGCATTTGGATGTGATTCTGCTGATGACATTGGTACACAAGATCCTTTGCTTATTCGTTTTGCAGACCAAGGAAGTTTAACAGATTGGGCTTCTACTGCGACAAATACAGCAGGAGATTTAAAACTAGGTGTTGGTTCTGAAATTATAACTGCGGTTGAAACTAGACAACAGATTCTTGTGTTTACAGACACTAGTATACATGCAATGCAGTTTATAGGTCCTCCGTTTACTTTTGGGTTAAGTACAGTAGCTGATAATACAACTATTGCAGGACCATTAGCAGTAACTTCTGTGCAAGATACTGTTTTTTGGATGGGTAAAAATGAGTTTTATATGTATACAGGACAAGTGCAAAGAATGCCTTGTTCTGTGAGAGACCATGTTTTTTCTGATTTAAATTGGGAACAAGGCAGGAAAATAGTTTCTGGTTTAAACTCTTCGTTTGCCGAAATATGGTGGTTTTACCCTTCTTTATCTAGTATAGAAAATGATAAATATGTTGTGTATAATTACGAACAACAGGTTTGGTATATCGGATCTTTAGCTAGAACAGCTTGGATGGATAGAGGAATAGAAGCTTATCCTATAAGTGTGGGAACAGATCATTATATATATGACCATGAAAACGGATTTGATGATGGAAGCACTGTTCCTTCTTCTGCTATATCTTCTTACATTGAATCTAGTCAGTTTGATATAGGTGATGGTGACCAGTTTACTTTTATACAGCGTTTGATTCCTGATATTACTTTTAGAAACTCTACAAATACTTCGCCTTCTGCTTCTTTTACTTTGCAAACTAGGGAAGGTCCTGGAAGCCCATATGCACAAAACAACCCCAAAACGATTACACAAACCGTTGCAGAAACCACCACTACGGTAGAGCAGTTTACAGATTTAGTGCATGTGCGTTTAAGAGGCAGGTCTTTTGCGTTAAAAGTATCGTCTTCTGTTGCAGAAGCAGGATGGAGGTTAGGTTCTCCTAGGGTAGATGTAAGACCAGATGGTCGTAGATAATGGCTAGAATATTACCCCCACCACAATTTCCTATTGCTCCAAAAGAGTACGACCAACAATATTTAGCTTCTGTAGTAAGAACATTTAGTGTGTTTCTTCAACAGTTTTTAAGTCCTGGAGAAGGCAGAAATACAAATTTAACACTTACTACATTGCAACAAGATGGATTTGGTTTAGAAACAGGAGCTCTTTTTCAAAGGGATGGGTTTGTTAAAATAGTTACAATTAACCATTCTGATGTTAGGGGATTGTCTGCAACAGGAGGTGTAGGCTCCGTAACGGTAACAATAGGATGAAAGTAGGTTGCGAAAAGTTTGTCTTGATTGTATGCTTCCTTTAGCGTAGTCAGGAATCGCTCCCTGCATAGATATAAACGATATAGGGTATCGCAATATGCAAGGAATTGAATCTTTAGGATATGAAGTAAGAGACCAACCATTAGTCCCTGATGGTGGTCTGCAACAGTTAAAGGGTGCGGCTGATTTACTTGCTGAGTTTGGTAGGAATGGCGATACTTACGTTGTTCATGCCGCTGAAGGTGAAACAGTGCTTCCAATGGAAGTATTGGAAAGTAGTCCTAAACTTAAAAAGATGATTTACGCTCAGATGGAAGAGCTTGGTTTACAACCAGAGCGTTATGTTATTGGTAATGAGTTAAACTCTTTGAACCCTGTAACAGGACAACCAGAGTTCTTTTTCAAAAAAATATTTAAGAAAATTAAAAAGGTCGGCAAAAAAGTTATTAGTTTAGCAAAGAAAGTTGCTCCTATTATTTTGCCTCTTGCTTTACCGTTTTTAGCTCCCATAGGAGTACCTTTGTTTCTTTCTGCCGGAATAGGTAGTTTAGCAGGGAATTTAATTGCAGGGAATAGTTTTAAAGATTCGTTAAAAGCGGCGGCTTTTACGGCAGTTACCGCAGGAGTTGCACAAGGGTTAGGAGGCAGTGAGTTTATTCAGGGCATAAAAGATAGTGTGGGTACTGGTATTGATAGTTTAACACAAGGAGCATCTACTTTAGGGGAACAATTAACAACTGCTTCTGCCTCTGCTCCTGTTCCTGGATTTGATATAGGAGACGGTTTGTCTTCTATTTCTAATTTAGCTTCTAGTAACGCTCCTGTAACAGATTCATTTTTTGCAGAGGCTTTTGGTTCAGGTCTACCTGATATTAGTTTAGATACTGTTGCAAGTAATCAAGTAGCAGGGCCTATCGTTGCAGGGCTTGATCCAGGACCAGTGCAAGTTGGCCCAAACAACGCAGGAAATTTTTTAACCAGCCAAGCTCAAATGAGAGCAGCATCACCTAACTTAACAGATTTTCAAAGCATAATGGATCAAGCTCAATTTGCTTCTCCTCCTGCTGGAGTAACCCTTAACCAAACGGCAGTGTCTCCTGCTCAAGTGGCTAATAACCTCACAGGCAGTGTTGATTTAGCAGGATCAAATGTTGCTGGATTTCGACCAGTAACCGATGCAACTAGTGGTGTTGGAGGAGGAGTCGCTACAAGCACTGACATTAACGCAACTAATCCTATGTTTAGTGATTTTTCAGGTAGAACAGTAAATGCACAAACGTCAAGTGGTTCATTTTTAGATGACCCAATACAAGGGCTAAAAGATTTATATGGTAACTACTTATCGCCAAGCCGTCCTGGAGTAGGTGAGGATGCAGGAGTACTAACTAAGTATGGGCCATTATTAGCGGTTGGTGGAGCAGGAATACTAGCTGCAGATGCGTTATTCCCGCCCGAAGAGCAAGAACGATTGCAATTAGGTGATGGAAGAACAGGGCAAGATCTGTTAGACGAAGATATCCGCTCTGGTACATTCCAATATGGGTTTAATCCTAGGCTATTTTACGGTAACAACCCTTACTACCAACGAGGGCAGTTTACACAAGCTAGGCAAGGTGGGCAAATAGATGGTCCTGGAACAGGGACAAGTGATTCAATACCTGCTATGTTAAGTGATGGTGAATTTGTTATGACAGCAAAAGCTGTACGAGGAGCAGGTGGGAATGACCGTAAAGAAGGTGCTAGGAAAATGTATGCAATGATGCGAAAATTTGAAAACGAAGCGGCGGCATAATCATGGCAGTAGAAGAACAAACCATTATCCAAAGGGAAGCCCCTGAGGTAGAAGCCCTTAAACTAGGTTTAATAAGAGCCGCTAAAGGGCTTGCTGAAACGGCCCCTGTTGGTGGGTTGCCTCAAACACAGTTCGCAGGGTATGACCCATTCCAAGACCAAGCAAGGACAATGGCTAGTTCGGCTATTGGTTCTTTTGCTCCGTTTTTAACAGATGCTTTTGCAGGGAACCAACAAGCATCAAATATGTTAAGTGGTCAAGTTACAGATGCTTACAATAATGCACTAGCTAGTTATTCAGATGCAGATAGAGATGCTTTGTTAGGTACAGCAGGAACCCGTGTTGGTTCAGGAATCCTTAACCAAGCAAATGATAGAATAGGTATTATCAATGCTTTAAAGGCAGGGGACATAGATGTAGACACTGCTCAAGGTTTGTTAGGCACAGTTACAGGTAACGTCCGTAGAAATATATTTGGTGTTCCTGGAGGAGCATCTGGTGTATTAAGTGCTACAGACCAAGCAAAAGCAGCCCAAGAACTGGCTGTTACAAAAGCTCGTGAAGCAGGAGATTATGGTAGAGCACAATCAGATGCTGCTATAGCAGCATTAGCAGGAACAGGGGGGGCGTTTGACCCTAGTGCAACAGTTTCTAAGTTTTTTAACCCATATGAAACAAATGTTGTAGATAGAAGTTTAGCTGATTTACAAAGAGCAAGCGATATTGCATCGTTGCAAGAAGATGCAAATGCGGCACAAGCAGGAGCATTTGGTGGTTCCCGAGCAGGTATTGTACAAGCAGAACGCGATAGAAACTTGTTAGATGCTCAAGCAAGGATTGCTGCACAACTCAGGCAACAGGGTTATGGGCAAGCTCTACAACAATCGCAACAAGCATTTGAAGCAGGGCAAGGCAGACAGCAACAATTAGCACAACTAACGGGACAGTTAGGGCAAGCAGGAGCAGGTACTCAATTAAATGCAGAACAACTAGCTCAACAGGGAGCATTAGGCACAGGGCAATTGCGATTGCAAGGTGGTGAGTTAGGTTTGAGTGCAGAACAATTAGCCGCAGAAAATGCAAGACAACGAGGTATTTTAGGTTTGCAAGGTGCTTCACAGGCTGGTTCTGGTTTTTCACAGGCAGGAGCATTAGCCGGAGATATGGCAAGGTTAGGTTTAAGCGAAGCAGAATTAAGAGCTAATGTTGGTTTGCAAGGAGCGCAACTTGGTTTGCAAGGAGCGCAAGGATTACAAAGTGTTGCTAATGATATAGGAGCGCAAGCCGCGCAACGTGCAGCTATGGGTGAGTTACAATCTGGGCTACAGTCAAATGATATTAGTATGATGAACCAGTTGGGTGGACAACGATTCCAAACAGAGCAAGCAAAGCTAGATGCACAACAACAAGACCAGTTAGCTGAAGTATACGAGCCGTACCAACGATTAGGTTTTTACAGTGATATATTACGAGGCGCACCCACTACACAGATGAGTATATCTCAAGCTTCTTCCCCTAACCCTTCGTTACTTAACCAAATTGTCGGTGGCGCGACAAGTGCGGCAGGTATCGCAGGTGCATCAAACAAAATATTTTAGGAGCGTTTATGAACAACCCTTTAAATAGACCAATGTTCGCTAACGGTGGTTCGGTATACCTACCTCCTGCATTGCGATACATGGCATCAAATCCTGATGTATATAATGCTTCTATTGCAAACGCAACAGCTAGAGGACTTTCGGGGAAAAATTATCAAGGCCAAATTGAACGTGATGCTGCTTTACATTATGCTTTCCATGGAAAAGGAGAAGGCAGAGATTATGGTGGGCGAACATTCCTTGGTGGTTTGTTAGAGCCAAGGTTAGGTGATACATTTGGTTTAAGCCCAGAGCGTAAAAAAGAGTTAGAAGACGAACGCGATGCTATTGCTAACCCACCATCAGACCTTCCTGCACCTCCTGCGGAAGGGTTAGTTCCACTTGTTCCTATAGTAGACGAAGACGGGGGATCAGGTGCAGGTATGGCAGAAGGTGGTATTGTTTCTTTAGCTGATGGCGGGGAAGTTAGTGAAGTTTATGAAACAAGCCCTGTTGTCCAAGGATACTTGCAAGCAAACTCTGATGTTTTAGACCATGCTGTTCGTGTTGCAAACGCCCAAGAAGTAGGTCCTGGAAAAGATTTTCAAAGAATAGTAGAAAATGCGGCTAGAGAACATTGGAATGAATACGGCAAAAACGAAGGCCGAAGTATATCAGGGTATGGTGATGAAGGTGCTTCTTTAATGACAACCGATAGCGAAAGGGTGATTATAAGACCTTTTTCAGAAAACGAGGGTATTTCCTCTGTTTCTATTGACCCACGGATGCTTGCTTTTGCAAATATATTAGCAAATACTCGTGATATGACTGATCCAGGAACTGAGGGTGGTTTGAGAGCAGAGTTCAATACTGGTGCAAATACTGTTTCTGATATAGGAAGGTATACTCGCGACATTAGTGTGCCTTTGTATAAAAGATTGATAGATGCTCAGTATGGTGATACTAACGAAGACATGGTTCCTGGAAGAGTTTCTGATATAATTAATTATGCGTTTAGACCAAACAGTAGTGGTGATACTATGTTTTCAGTATCTGGAGGAATGGAAGGATTATTAGGGGCATATGACCAATTAGGTATAACAGGGCAGGGCGATACTTATGCAGACAGACAGGCAAAAGGTATAATGGAATTAGCAACACCAATAACTGATAATTCTTCTGCAAATATGGATGGAACTGGTGGTGCGGATCAAATTAGTTTAGGTGGTCCAGATGGGTATGGTTATTCCGGCCCATTAGCAATGCAAAATTTAATGGGAGATGTTCCTGGAATGATGCAACAAATGGCTTCTGTTCCTACGGTAAATCCAGTAGGATTACTTAATACTTTTACAAGAATGGTTGATGGTACGATTACCCAAAACCCATTTGATCAGGGTGAGTATGGCTCTGCCAATGATATTGGTTTAGGACCACAGTTTGGTGACTCCTTCCAAAACACTGATGTTAGTTTAGAAGATTAGTAAAGGCGGTAAGTTAATATGATAGATAAAATGATGCCTCAGAATATGATGCAACCAATGACCCCTGTTTCTGAAAATTCAGGTATTGCTTCAGGTATGATGCCCCAAGCTCCTGCACCTGCCCCTGAAGGGATGCAAGCCATGCAACAAATGGCAGGGCAAATGGAACAAGTGTATCGTGGTTTAGATAGCGCGGAAGATATAGAAGATGTTATTAATGCAATGCGAGGTAACGACTTACCATTGTCAGAGCGATATAGTGAGTTGGCTGAGTTAGTTGGCCCTGCTGATGCAAAGAAAACACCTGAGTCAGTTTTAACTGTATTGCAACCTGTATTCCAAACATTAGAAACTGTTCCTGATGGTGGTATTGCAGAAGCCCCGATGGGGGGTGTGGAAGGATCCGAGGGAAATTTTAGTCAGCCCTCTGCCACAGAACCTTCTGATCAGGCAGAGGCTGTCCTAGCGATGTCTCGTGGGGAAATGCCAGTGAAAGCGGCTACTGGTTTTTCTAGTGATATTCCACAAATGAGATTTAACGAAAACAATCCATATCTTAGAGGAGGCAGACCTACTCCTCAAGCAGTGCGAGAAGTTTCAAGCATATTAGCAAACAACCCACTTCCTTCTGTTTCACAAAGAATTGATAACCCACCAAACCGCCCTATTCCTAGTTTGATGAATACGACTTTTGAAAACAATATTTTTAGAGGAGGATTAACTGCTCCTGAAACCGCAGAAGTAGACATGAAAACTGTTGAAGCAAATGCACCGAGGTTTAGCGCATTATTCAACCCCCCTGATCCTTATGTTGGAGAAACAGACTTCACTACGTTATTTGAATCAAGAAAAGAGTTGTTGTCAGACTTATTACCAAAAACAAGAACCCCAGAAGATATACTCAAAGCGCGTAAAGATTTTATGGGAGATGTTGATAAAGATGATTATGAAGCTCAAGCGTACACTGCATTAGCTAAAGCAGGAGCTAAAATTGCAGGTGGTACAGGTAGTTTGTTAGAAGCGATAACGGATTCTATGGGTACTTTTGCAGGAGATTTAGGACAAATTGCTTCTCAAAAATCTAAACAGGTAAGAGGAGAAAGAGGTTCTGCTTTTGATATTGCTGAAAAAGAAAAGCTCAGTAGGCAGAGCGCATTTTTGGACGTTGCGACGCAAGCTGTAAAAGATGCAGGAGCTAATGAACTAGCGTTGGGTAAAATTAAAAGCGAAATAGATCAAAAACAGAAGGCATACGGATTAGATGCTGCGTTAAAAGTAGAGCAAGGAAAAGTAGCTAACGAAAATGCTCTTCTGGCGGCTAGCTTTAAAATTGCTGCAAGACAGGCAGGGGAAACTCCTTTACAATATTTTAAAATAAATGAAAAAGGCGAAACTGAATATTTAGATCTTTATCAAACAGGGAAAACACCTTTTTATTATCTTGACAACAAAAAAGTAGATGGGTTTCCTCCAGAAGATTGGACAAGACTAACATCAGAAAACAAAGCATCTCTTGCAGGTTCAGGTAAACTATTTTCTAAAAAGGCTACTCCTAAAACGTTTACTATTTTTAATCAAAACGGACAACCTAGAGAAGTAAATGGGTTTTTTGATTCAGGGTCAGGTACTTATGGGTACAGAACAGGAGCAGGAATAGTATTGTTAGATCCTGCAGACGGTAATTGGATGTTAGGTAAAATAGGAAATAATGTTCAATTATCAGGTGACCCTGAAGGAAATGAATATTTAACAACAACTTTTCCAAACGGGAAAAAGGTCAAAACTATCTATAAAATTGACGGGCAATATGCTCGCACAGGTAATGCTTACCAAGCAAGTTTAGACCCTAACGACCCCAACTCTCCTTACAAAGTTACAATTAAAGAAACGGATGTAGGTGGGGGGCTTGCTCCTGAAGTAACTAAAACGGAAAGAACTGTTACAGGAAATGCGTTTTTGAAAACAGTTCCTCCTTCTGGAATAACGAGACAAATGTTATCAAAAGAAGCAATACAAGACGAAGTTAAGAACATTGAAACAGGAGTAGCAGCATTAAGAAGTATAGAGTCGTTTACACAAAACTTTAATTTAGGAAATGTTACAGGTTTTTCAGGTTCGTTAAAAACAATTTTAACAGGTAACCTTGCTCAGTTTTTAACAGATGATATGGTAGAATCTATTGTAGCAGCATGGGATGGAGGTAAATCTCAACAAGCAAAATCAATTTTGCAATTAGCTGAACGCTTGCAACAATCCGCATTTATTTTAAATACTAGATATGCTACAACAGAACAAGAATTTTTAAGGCAAAATATAACAGTTAATGCCACTGAGTTTTTCAAAGACCCTAGAGCAGCTCTTATTAAAATGTCTGAAAACGCTAGGTTTATTCAAAATGGATTATATGACAAAAGACATAGGTTAGATCCAGAGAATAATCCTTCTGTTAGGATAGATCCAATACCACAAGGTACTAAAGCAGACCCATATGTGTTTATGGATACAACAGGGGAAAAACAAAATGCTTATAGACAATATGATTATTTAAATAGTTTAGCTAAAAGAGGTGTTAACTTAAATGGTCAACACTTAAAAATCAGCAGATTTAATGCTAAAGAGTTAGGGTTCCAACCAAAGGTTTGGAGTAGGAAAGATAGAAACGATGATGCAACAATGAAAAATGATTTTATTGTTGTTCCCTTAAAAACGATTAATAATAAAGTAGAAGCTGAAATAAAGAAAAAAGGTAGGGGGCAAGGGGGCAGATAATGGTATTAGAACTTACTCCTGAATTAGCGGAAAAACTTCAACAAGAAGCTGTTCCTGAAATGCCTTCTTCAATAGAATTGCAAATGAAAGGCATGAGTGGTCTTAATGAAGAATCGGAAAATTTTTCATTAGGTTTTGACCAAGATGCTATTGCACAATCTGCTCGTGTTACAGGTTTAGGTGATGGTGCAGAGGCTGTATTTGGCGATACTATTTTAACAACAGCGATAACAGGATTTAATAGAGGGTTAGGTAATTTAATTGACCCTGTCATATACAATGGTGCTGTTGCACTTAGGAAAATAGGAGAAGCAACAGGGAACCCTATGTTAGCAAACATAAAACCAGAAAGGAATGCTTTTGCTAGAGTATTCGCAAGTGGTGATTTTGAAACACAAAATATAATGAGTAATGTATTAGGTATACCAATAAATTATGGTGAAGGTGCTGATATTGGTGTAACGCCAGAAGAAGGTTTAGCAAGCGAGTTTGCATATGGGGCAGGTAAATTTATTGGAGAAGGAGCTCCCATAGCAGGGGGAACACAACTTGCCGCTAATTTGGCTACAAAAGGAATAGGTCCATATGGGGCAAATGTATTAGGTCCTAAAATTGCACCTGCTACTGCTCCTTCCACATATCAAGCCCCAATACAAGGAGCTCCTGTAGCAGGGCCTACGAGAGTAGTTAGTGAATCTTCTAAAGCGTTACAAGGGCCATCTGCATTTACGCAAGGAGTAGGAACACCTTTACAAAAAGCAAAACAATTTATTGATGAAACTATCACTCCTGGACAAACAACAACTAATGTTGTAGACGATATAATAAGAACTCAGGCAACTAATCCTGGACAAATGGCTGCTTTAGAAACAGGCATTAGTGGATTAGCAGGTGGTGTTACAGAATCAACAGACAGTCCTACACTAGGTATTTTATCTGCTTTTGCTCCGGCTGCTCTCCCTGCTATTGTTGGTAAGTTACCTTCGGTCACCGCTTTTAAATGGATAAAAGGTCTTGCAACGAGTGACATTAAAGATGTTGCTTTAGGAACAAAAAGTGCTGTTGAAGGCCAAGAAGGTGCGTTCCTAAAAAACAAAGCACAAAAAATGATTCAAGATCAATTGAAGTTAGAACCTGAAAAAGCTAAAGCGGCTGCTGATCGTTTTGAAGAAATAGTAGCTAAAATACCTGAACTACGAGGTATGGCTCCTGGACAAGTGTTTAATAACCAAGCTCTAATAAAAACATTTGATGAAGCATTAGAAACTACCCCTAACGATCAAATACCTGCAATGAATGCTTTGTTAGATGGTTTCATTAGTGGGGCTACGAAATTTAAAAGCACAATAGGTATAGAAGGTGCCGATACAGGAGTAACAGGAAATAACCTGTTAATTTTAGATAATGCTAGAAAAACATTTGATTTAAGTGTAGAACAGCAAGCTAAAGAAATAACAGCAGCAGATGATTTTTTACAACAACAGGGTTCTCAAATTGCAAGAGAAGGTAGTGTGCGACAAACAGATAGAGAAAAATTTCAAGCAGGTTTAAATAAAAGAGTAGAAGACGCTAAAGAAGCAGTAGATAAAGAAAAGGTAAGATTAGGCATTGTAAAAGAAAAAAGACCAATAAAACAAGCGACAGGTAAACGTGAAAAAACATTAGTTAAAGCAGATGATTTAGTTGAATCTGAAGCTGTATTAGCTTTACAAAAAAGAGTTTTGAATGAAATTGTACCCGCAGCAGGAGTTGAATCAGCTGGATTTAAAAAACTTCCTCCTAGTATAAGAGATTTAGTAGAATGGGATTCAAGTAAACCGTATAGTTTCCGAGATTGGTTGTTAGCAAGGGAAGAGGTAAGTGCTGCTATAAGCAAAGGCTCTGCGTTTGGTAGCCCTGAAGTTCCTACGTTAATGCAGTATAGAGATATGCTTGATGATTTTTCTGTAGGAGCGTTTAAAAATCTTGGGCCTAAGTATAGAGAATTTATAGATTTTGCAAAAAAGACATTATACGACCCTTTTGAACGTTCTTTAATTATGGGTGTTGCTGCAAAAGACAAAACGGTAGATCGTTATTTAACACAAGGAGAGCAAATAACTAAAACGTTTTTAAAAAATGAACCTGAAGTATTAAGAAGGTTTGTAGAAACAGTAACTAATGAAGCTCCTGAAGTAAATGATTTGAAAAATGTTTTGTTAGATTCTTTGTATGATAAAGCGTACAAAGTAGACAAAGGAGCTTGGGATGAAACAGCCCTGAACAAATGGATGGGCGATAACAGAAATTATTTAGAACTTCTTCCTGGACGAGATGGAAAAACTTTTTTAGACGAACTAACAGACACACAAGCGTTGCTTCAAAAATCTTTGCAACGTAGGAAAACAGCTACAGACCGTAAAAAAGAAATAGAAGGAACATTACTGGGTAGGTTTTTGCAAGCGCAAACAAAAAAAGGCACTTTAGAACCAGAAGAAGATTTTCTTACACAATTAGTTACGAAGCCCACAAAAGAAGGTGGGGAACGTACTATGTTAAAAACTAGGAAAGATTTTTTAGATTCAGATGAAGCAAAAGCAATGGGTGAAACAAACGCAGAAAATGTTTTTAGAAGAACTATTTTTGAAAAGTTAGACCAAGAGCAAAAAATTATGAATGATCCTGCGGCATTCAAAGTATGGCTACAAGAAGACAAAAATACTCAGTTGTTAAAAGACGCAGGGTTTTCTGAAACACACATGAAAGACCTGTACTTGTTAGCTGATGCTTCAGAACGAATAAACACAATCCCTCGTTTAGAATTAGAAGCATTAGGTGCTGAAGGAACAATCAAAAAAATTGCAACAGCTCTCGGTACTTCTACTGCGGCTGTTTCTACAAGGGTGCTTGCCGTTAAAGAAAACAGGATATCACCTAGAACAGCGTTTATATATTTAGCGAGTAGAGCTATAGGAGCGCAAAACGAAATACGAATGAATGCGTTAATGCGTGAAGCAATAACAGATCCACAGTTAGCTAAAATGCTTACAACAGAGCTACCTGAAACAAATCCTCTAGGCCGTATTCCAGGACCTATAATTAGAAAGGTAAATAACTATTTAGTAGGGTCAGGCGTAGAAGCAGGGGAGGAAATAAAAGAAGAAATGAACAGAGGTCGCCCTCTTATTACATTGCCTGAACAACGGTTTGATGTAGACCCTAACAGTGGGG